CAGGAGGGGTGGGGCACGATGAAATTAAGAGAATTTTTATTGACAGGGAGTTTAGGGAAGAAGAGGGAGAAAACCCAAACGACTTCTTTTTTGTACCAGCCTTTGTATCAGACAATACCGCGCTTATGGAGGCGGATCCTGAGTATATAAAGCGACTTGAAGACCTACCAGACAGACTTCGCAAAGCTTATCTTGAGGGTAATTGGGAAATAGCCGACGACAAGGCTTTCAAAATATTCTCTAAGTTAAAGCACGTTATTAAACCAATAATTCCGGACACTAAATACAAGATTATTCTATCTATGGACTGGGGTTTTTCAGCTAAGTTTGCGGCTTACCTGACTGTTTTGACCGAAAAGGAATACGCTGGCCAACGATTTACCAGAACGATTACTTTTAAAGAGTGGGTTGGAATCGAAAGATCACCATATACTTGGGCAGAGATTATTTATCGTGATTGTAAGAACTTGGGGATTAAGCCTAGCTCTGGCTTTCCTGATTCTGCCATGCTAGACAGACAAGCAGACGGTAGTAAACCAATTGGTGTTCTTTTTGAGGAAAGATGGAAAGAAATGAATGGGGGTACTTCTTGGCTGAAACTTACCAGAAGTGCTAAAAATAGAATAACTAGAATTGCTACCACGCACAATTGGCTGTCTATTGCACCAGATGGTTTGCCATACTCACTCTTTACTGAGAACTGTAGCTATTTAATCAATTCTATTCCTAAACTACGCTGGCACGAAACAAGGCTTGATGATATTGCAGAGGGTGACGATCATGGATGGGATGGTTGGAGTTATGGGCAAATTCATGTTAGATTTATTGCAGTTAAACCAGGCTCTTATAGCGCCGATCGGGGGCAGAAGAAAAAGAGGTTACCCACCGATGAGCGGGGTTTACCAATTATTGATCCTAGTAGTTTTTTTGGGAGCTTAAGCTAATGTCAATCAGGACTGAATCAATAAGTCGGCGACTACGCATTGAGGGTAGACAGCCTGAGGAAATAGCTGTGATCCTAAGGCCAAGTGATGAGGCAGTGGCGTTTCATTGTCCAACCTGTGGTACATTTCAGTTTAATCGTAAACACAGAATTATTGCGATACTAGAGGACGATATGTCACAACTATTAGTAGTGCCGCCCATCTCTCCAGTTTGTCGCAAATGTGGTACAGTGTTCCACGTCTATATGCTATAATTATTGACAGGATCAGTAATATCCAGCATTGTGCTGGTTTTTTTGTATATGGCCAAACCTTATGAATGATCAACTCCCCTCTCAAGACTTATTTGCCCAACCAGAGGAGATCCTTGATCCTCTTTACCTAGATCTGGATGATGATCAGCTGATCAAAACGGTTAAAGAGAACATCAGAAATTCCGTTAATTTTTACACAGATAAAAAGCTTTATGAGCGCCAGGAAAAAAATTTCAACTATTATCTTGGTAAGCAGAATATATTCAAAACATCTAGCACTGCTCGGCCATATAAAGAGAATATAATTTATGAGGGTATATCAAGGCAAAAGCCAATTGAGCTGTCAAGGATGCCTGACCTGGTAGTGAAGCCCGGTGATGATTCAAAGGAAAGCAAGGAAAGCGCCGAACAGTTAACTGGTATTTTCAATTCAGATTCAAAGCGGCGTGATAACCGTAAACTACTAGGACTAGCCATCAAGCTAGAGCCACTTTATTTTTACTCAGTTGTCAAGACGCGCTGGAACCCTGAAAAGGGCATGCACGGTGATTATGAATATGTGCACGTTCATCCAGACAACGTAGTCTTTGATTACAACTGCTCTGACAATGACGCTAACAAAATGCGCTTTGTATCAGAAAAAGCCAAATTGATGCTTAAAGAAGTGATTATGATGTTTCCTGATAAAGAGGAAGAAATCAAGGCAGAGTTTGGCTGGGGTGATGGTGAGAATGCTACTAGGGGTGATGAGGAGAAGCTGGCCTCACCAATTAATATTTTGGAAACCTGGTTTCACTGGTACAAATTGAGCGGAGAAGAGGCTGAGCGAGTTGATGGGGTAGTTTGGATTTATGGCGATACGTTACTTAAGAAGATGCGCAATCCTTACTTTGATTATCAAGGTAAGAAAAAGAAGTTTACATGGGTACTTAAAGAGCGCGATTCAGCGTCAATGGACGAGATTTTCGAGATGATTGATTCACGATCGGTAGAGAATGACGAGGAGCTAGTGGTATACAACAACTACTTCCAAGAACCAGAAAAACCCTACTTCTTTATGGTCTATGAAAACATGGGCAAGCAACCAATTGGTGAAACCTCAAGAATTGAACAGGTACTGGAGTTTCAAGACTCACTCAATCAGGACGGCTCAATTATTGCTGACATGAATATTCGTAGTCGTGGTAAGGATATCTTTTCAACCGATGCTATCCCACAAACGACCTTAGACCGAATTGATATCTACGACATTGATCAGGTGTTGGGTATTGATGTGCCTCAAGGCAGTTCAATTGCCAATGTGCATAGCCGGATTGAACAGAAACCAGCTACTGCTCAGCAGTACCGCTCAATGGAGGAGAACAGACAAAAGGCATTTGAAATGATGGCCGTAGGTGCGACTACTAGAGGGCTAAAAGAGCCAGATTCAACACTTGGTGAATCACAGATGGCAAGAGAAGCTGACTACGGGGTGATTGATGATATTGTCGAGGATACCATTAATGCCGCCGCTGAGTGGCAGGCTAACTGGGCAATGCAGTTTATCAAGCTCTTCTACACCAAGCCTCACTTAAGACACATCTTAGGTAAAGATGGTGATGTACTCCATAGCCGGTTAACCCAGGACATTGTCAATGACGGCATGGAGGTGGTGGTGTCAGCCAGCGGGGTTGATAAGATGATTCGCAAGCGAATGGCTATTGAGAACATGAAGTTGGGTATTGGTGATCCGTTATCATTCTACGAAGATACAGAGCAATCCAACCCCAAAGAGCGCGCCAAGCGAGCGATGATGGTGCAGTTAGCACCCCAGATGTATATCCAAGAATACCTAATGGAACAAGAGCCGGCTGATCCTAATACACCGCTGACCAACCAGGTAATGGGGGCACCACAGCCACCAGGGGACGCGTTGCCTTCAGCACCAGCGCCACAACCGCCAATGGGTGGCGGTGGGGTGGGTGTACCACAAGACGATCCGCTGGGCTTATATGAAATTATCTGATTTTGGCAATCTAGTTAAGAGCAAATATCAACAATACGCAGAGGTGCCGGCAGTTGAGTTAGCTGAGCGAGTTATCAACAAGTTTCCCACATATAGACAAAAGATTAGCGACTACAGCGAGCGTGTAATGGGTGAGCGAGCTCAGTTGGAGCATAACTATGGCCGGGAAACGATACGAGATTACAACACCAGTAGGATGCCCATTCTTAGCAATATTGACTATAAGCCAGTAGCTGATAAGTTTCAGGAGAAGAACTGGCCAGGTAGGACAATTGCTTCCGCTATTGCTGACACACAATCAAAAGATCCGGTTTGGATAGCTAAACAAAAAATAGCCAATAATCAGGAAATAACTAATTATGACAGGCGGGTACTATCCCAAGATTCTATGTCACTAGTTGTGGGATTGTCAGATCCGGTCAAGGGCTCTTCCGGGCTTGATATTGGAAAGATTAAACCACCAAAGGGAGTGGGAGCTAAGCTTGGGAATCAATCTTCTGATGTGGTTGGATCGGGAATAATTATTCCGAGTTCCAATACCTCCATTAAATCTCCGTCCGACTTGAGTGCTTCTCTGCGAGATCCGTCTGGTTCAACAATTTTAATTTCAAAGCCTGCTTTGGCATCAGAAAAGTCTACAAACCAAACTGTATCTTCAAACCGAATGAAGTTTTTAAGTGAGTTTTCCATGGTTTCTCCTTCCAATAAAGATTATAACAGGTATTATCAGTCAGTCAATGCGCAATCGGATATATTTACATCAACATTAGATGATCTAGCTAGAGATAGTGGGGGTAATTCTATATATAGACTAAAGTTGCCAAAGTCATTAAAGGACAAACTAATTAAAAAAAATAAGAAACACCCCAGATCTCTGGGTGATATAAATGATACTCACGCCGGAACGATAGTAACTGATAACATTGATGATTCTCTTGAATTAGCGCAGAATAAGTATGGGATTACAAATGTTGAGGATAGAAGAAACGATCCGTCTTTCTTAGGTTATAGGGGGGTGCATTCTAATTTAGAGTTGCCCAATGGTCAGATGGGGGAAGTTCAGTTTCATTCGCTAGACGGAATGTATCAGAAAGAATACGCGCATACAATATATAATAAATGGCGACCATATATTGAGGATAATGTTTCTTCAGGATATGAACACGTTTATCGATCAGTTCCCGAACCATTGCGAAAAGAATTTAGAAACGATGTAATGAAAAGTAGAAATATATATCGGGGTTTTGAAGAAGTGCCCCAGCAATATATAGATCTAGTTAACAGTAGACAAAGATTATAATTTTCTCTATAAGTGACTCTTGATATATATACTATATAGTATATACTACAGGTAGATGATTAATAAGGCAAAAAAATTCGCATTTCACAAACATAAAAAACAAATACGCAAGGGTGACGGCAAACCGTACTTCACTCACTTGTCTGCTGTCTACGAGATAGCTAAGACTATAACTAGTGATGAGGCGACTTTGTCTGCTTGCTGGCTACACGACACCATAGAAGATACTCCCACCACTTTTAAAGATTTAGTTAAAGAATTTGGTTTAGAGGTTGCCCAGATTGTACAGGCCGTTAGTGAGGACAAGGACTTAGCTTGGGAAGAGGCAAAAGAAAAATACCTACAAACTGTTTTTGTTAATTCTAAGGCTATTGTGGTAGCTTGGGCAGATAAAATGCACAACACCCAGGATCTAGCAAATGTGACTGACCATAGTGTGTTTAATCGTTCCATAAGGCAGAAACTTGATTTTTATTCCAAGTTTGCTCAGATGATTGAAGATAATGATATGAGGGAGCAATTGCAAACAACTCTTGACAATATATACGACATAGTATATTATATAGATGAATGAGAAAACAGATAACGCAACAAATAAGACTTCAAAAACTCTTTCAACTTCAGACTTACTTCACTAACGACAAAGACCAAACCAAACTTCACTACCAGGTATCAGTATTAATAGCCAGGTACGGAAAGGGTATATGAGAGCCGACCAAATCGAGCAAAAAATACTCGAGCTAATTGACTTAGCAGAAAGCGGTCAAGCAACTAGATCAGACTTGCAGGGAATGGCAACTGCCCTGGCCTACAGGATTGCAGATGAGCCACTACCAGGTGTGCAGTATGCCCTAACTGGTAAGCCTGACAGCAAGTGCATTGCCAACGGTAACACCTGGGCGGAAAGCGAGGTCAATAATCCTATTGATGATGTGGATCTAACAGAACTAGAAAGAATGAGTCAGGAGTTAAGAAATATATAAACAGAAAGGATAAATATGGCAATACACCTAGACAAACAAGGAGAAGCCAAATGTGGGGCAACTCCCTGGTCAAGATATGGTTGGTTAAACTTGAGTGCTGATAAAAAACAGGTAACTTGCAAAAGATGCCTGGGTACTGTTGAGCGAAAAACCAAGCCAGCTGAGATTAAAGAGAATATGATTGGCAAGATCTTCCACACCTCTTGGGGGTATGACATGACTATCAACGAGTATGCCAAGGTGATCAAACAGTCACCCAAGAGCATATTGTTACAAGAATGCTATCGGTTAGTAAGTAATGACAACGGCATGGGAAATGGCACAGCGACCACAGACGGCACGCTGAAGACGGGCGGCGAGCAGTTCAGACTGTTTAAAAAGACCACTCCATACGGGGAAACTTGGGCGGGTGGCGGAAAATGCCGGTACTGGTCAGAGTGGAACGGTAGAGAGAGCTATCACAATACTTGGGACTAAACCCCAACAAGCCAGCTTGAAATAGCTGGCTTTTGGTATATACTACACAGTATATGAAAACCACCAGGGAAGCGGCCAAGATACTTAAATACTCGAGCGACTCTGTTATCCGGCTAATGATTGCTCAAAAAAGGCTCAAGGCCAAGAAGTTTGGCCACGTGTGGGTAATTAGCGACAGTGAGATTGAACGGGTTAAAAAGTTGCGTGATATAATCGATTAGTATCATTACTACAATCCCCATTATGAACGATTCCGTGCAAGATAACCTAGAGAGAATTGACCAAGAAAAGTTAGTGGACGCCGCCAAAAAAGAAGCAGTCAGCGAAGTTGAGAAACTCAAGCAAGAGCTGGTGCAATCCATTCAGGGTGAAAAGAAGAAATACTCCTGGGAAGAAAAGGGCAAGACTAAGCCAGACAATTATGACGAGTTATTCGAAGAGGTAGATAAGCGCGTAGTTAAGCCTGAAGACTTAGAGAAGTTAGTTGAGAATAAACTAAGCGAAACTGAAAAGAAAAGACAAGAAGCTGAAGAGCAATCAAGAAAACAAAAAGAGTTAGAGCTGGGTGAGCGCAAGAAACAGTTTGACAGCGAATGGTATGACCTAGTACAACAGGGCAAGATGCCCAAGGTGGCAGACGAAATTCAGGAGCGAATCAACAAAAACGAAAAACTAACCAAGGATGAAATTTTAGCTGATGAGGGTCTTAAGGCCAGACTTGAGTTAGCTCAACTATCTCAATCTACCGGTAAAACTGCTAAGGTAGCTTACTATGAAGATTACACAGCAGAGGCGGCTGGTAAGTCAGCCCCAGTTTTGGGTGGTAGACCATCAACCCCACAGACAGATTCACAGGAACTAGAGTACGAAGACGTAGCTCAAAACAGGAAAAACATATTTGGCTACTAATTAAATAGTGTGCTATAATTATTTAGGATCAAAACATCCAGCCCCTCGTGGTTGGATTTTTTTTGTCTAATTAGTAGTAAATGTAAAGGAGAAATATGGCAGACGGATCAATAACTCCAACCGGTGGTGCACTGGGGGCAAATGTATTTAACTTTTCAACAGCTCGAGCGGCGGCGACAGTAGTTGATGGAATACTTAATTACCCAATGATGGCCTCAAGGTTGATGTATAGAGCTAAGAATTTTAGCGGGGACGGTAGAGGTGAACAGCCTACTATTATTAAAGATATTAAAATTTCAAACAGATCACAATTTCAGTGGTTTGATGGTTTAGATAGTCTAAATTCATCGGCTGAAGATGTAGTTATCCAACTACAATTCAACGATGCATCAGCTTCTATGCCGTTAGTTGAGATTATGACTGAATCATTTGAAAGAGAGGGCGCTGGAGAAGACGTTGATTATCCAGCTTTTGAGTATGAAGATGCTTTAAATGAAACAGTCGAGGGTCTTTCTACCGCAGTTTTCGGTGTAGGTGGATCAGCTGATGAGCCTCTAGGTCTTGAGGCAATTGTTGATGATGGTACTAACTTGGCTACCTATGGTGGTCAGACCAGAGCAACCTATGATTCGCTTGATGCTACCGTCACTGCAAGCGGTGGAACGATGACGTTAGCCAAACTAGCGACACTGCGTTCTACGATTAGTGATAGCGCACCAAAAGAGTCACCAACCCTGATTGTGGCCAGCGATACAATCGCCGATCTGTATGAGCAATTCTTGACTCCTACAGTTAGCCGTGAGTACAAGACTCTTTCAATGGGTGGTACTTTTCCAGTAGCAACCGATTCCCCATCAATGGGGCAGGGATTTGGTGGAGTTAACACCTACTCAGGTATTCCTATCATTAGAGATAAGCGCGCTACATCAGGTGTTCTATATATGCTCAATGAGAATTATCTCAATTGGCATGGTAGAACCAGAGTGCCTAAGAGCTTCAAGGAGTTCGTGAGTCCAGTTAGCCTAGGTAAAGGCAAAGTGATTGAGGGACAAGCGGCATCTAGGCCATCTCGTTATCACGGCTTCTTTTATCAAGCTAAGCAAATGATGCCAAATCAGGCTGGTATTATCAGTAGATTCTATCTGTTTGGACAAATGGTTTCATTCCAACCACGCAGACAGGGCAAATTAACTGGTATTACATCAGTAGCTTAGTACAATATAAAATTGAAAGGAAATTATGTCATTAACAGGCGCAGTTCAAATAACATCAACTGATATCTACAGTAATGACGATGTGCGCAAGCACGCCGTTGGCGCGCTAGGAATTGATAAGCGTGGCGACTTATATCGCTATGCCTACCTAGCGGCAGACGTGTCTGCTGGATATTTATTGGTGTCAAAAGGAAGACAAGCTAATCACCAGAATCTTGCGGCTTCAGCGACGGCATCCGTGGGAGACACCTCGGTATCGTTGACGGTTGGAGCAACTGCTTTAACTGCCGATGAGTATGCGGGTGGTTACTTAGCTTCAAGCGATAACTCACCAGAGGGTGAATGGTATAGGATTATTTCACATCCTGCCTCAGCTGGTAGTGAAGCGGTTGCTTTCAAACTTGAAAGAAAGTTGTTAACAGCAGTAACGACTGCAAGTGAATTTGCCTTGGTTCGTAACCCATGGCACTCCCCCGCTGTATCTCAGCTGATTGCTGAGAGAGCGGCTGGAGTAACAGTCGTAGACGTGGACGTATCGGAACGACCGTATACTTGGCTTAAAACCAAGGGTGTGGCTCCAGTTTTAATTGATACAGCTGGGATCACAGTTGGCTACGTTGCCACTATCTCTGATCAAGTTAACGGGGCAGTTGGTGTCTTTTCAGACATTGATGCTGAAGTTCCGGTTGGACAGGCAATGCAAACAGGCACTGCTGGGGAATTTAACCCAGTATGGCTGTCAATAGATTAGTCTATTCACCTAGCTCCAAGGACAGGGGGCTAGGATGAGCAGATTAGCTCAAACATAAGGCCGACCCAGGCTAATATAAGAGGAGGATGTTATGTCACTTAATTTAGAAGAATATGTTCGAGGATTAAAGTATCAAGACGAGCTGGCTACTGATAAAGCGGTTGATCTTGACTCTACGCTTAATGTTGCTGGAGCTGTTACGCTTCAAAGTACCGTAGCTGTGACTGGAGCAATTACCGCTACCGGTGGGATTAGTGGAGGTATTACTTTACCAGTTGAAGCAACCACCGCTGAAACAGAAGCGCCAAGTGCGGCTGAATCTGGTAAGGTTTTTGTTCAAACTAGGAGTTCAACTACAGTTACTTATACTCTACCGGCCGCCGCCGCTGGTTTAACCTACACTTTTGTTTGTGGGCACGCTGATAGTGAAATTCTAATTACTCCCGCCGCTGGGGATGCAATTGTAACCAAGATTCACGCGGCTCAGGATGGAACTGCTTTAGCTCCCGCGGCTGGTACTGGTATTAAAAATACTGCCGCTACCAACGTAGCTGGGGATTCGATCACCTTGGTTGCTTTAGATGCAACAACTTGGTATGGCACTAGCATAATTGGTTTGTGGGCAAGTCAGTAATAATTGGGAGAGCTAATTAATGGCATATACACATGAGATCAAGTTTAGACTTGGTGATGGTAGTAAATACTTAGATGCTGATATAGAGGTTATTGCCGGTGAGCTAGTTTATAATTTCACCGGCACTTCTCAACCTCTTGATAATAAGGTGATTGTAGACTTTTTAGCGTTTACTGATCACGTCAAAATTATGGCTGGTAAGTACGGCGGTATCAAAGAAGTTTCGATAATAAAGAAAGTATAATATGGCAAATATTACAGATAATACAGCAACCCAGGTAGCTACTGGTGCAGTTATCAAGGCAGTTATTCAGGTTAACGCGGCCTTGATTGGCAACATTAAAGTTATTGATGATACTTCTGGTACAACCGCTAATGTGGCGACAATCACTGATCCTACAGTTGGCACCAGATATGAGTATTACAACTTGGCTAATGGATTAAGGGTGATCGCATCTACAAATTGCAATATTACTGCCAGCGCAATTCAATCTATCGGTAGGTAGTGTATAATATGCGTTATGGATGCTATTGACATCGAACGCAAAGCGATAGTAGACGCTGACCGCAATATATACTTATATAACCCCTTAAGTGTTGATTTTGAGTGTAAATACAACGGTATTTCATACACTATTCCCTCAAGAGAAAACAAATCTTTCAAGTATGTGATTGCTAATCACTTGGGCAAGCACTTGGTTACTGCTTATATGAACACTAAGCCACCCGAATATAGTATAGAAAAAGCTAAGAAATTAATTTTTCCATGATAGATTCAAAGCAAGCGATTATTTACATTAAACAAGTAGTTGAGCAGTTGGAGCTAGCTGACGACAAGCTACATCGAGAAAATTTAGAGATAGAAGCTCAAAAAAAGCAAATTGTTCTTGATAGGGAGACGCTAACAGCCCGAAAAACGGCTTTTCTTCAAGAAACCAAGGGTTATGGGGCTGAGGTTGAGCGTGTTACTGCCTTACATTCGCTTGCTAAGAAAATGAAAGCCCAAGCTGATGATGAAATGGGTGAAATTGTGAAAAAAGAGGCTGAAATTGAGAAGCGTGAGGCTAAGGTTAGTAAATTAGAGCAGAAACAGCAGGAATTGGAAGATAGGGAAAAACTAATTGAGCAGTTGGAGGCTGATTTGGTTGAGCGTGAGGAGTTTGTGGCTAAAGATAAGGTAGCACTTCGCACCAAGCAGGAAGATTTGGAGTTAAGAGAAAAAAGTATTAAGAAACAACACGACAAACTGCAACAAATGATTGATGCACAACGGTTGTGATACAATACGATTATGCGTATAAATAAAGACGGTACACCTGATAAACGTTATAAAGTTATTCAGGAAAAGAAACAGGCTGACGCTACTCCTAGCAAAGAAACAAAACTTGATCCCAACGAGTTGCACGAAAAATTACTTACTGATAATAACCTCAAGTTAGATTTTGATGTGCTTGAGGGTACAGTTACTACTAAGTATGGGATTATTAAGTTAGAGAAACCCACTCTAGTAATTAAGGCCACCTATGTCTAATGCCAGTGCCGCATATCAACGTGAAAAACGAATGAGATCACTTGATATCATTAGAGTACACAATCCCACCAGCGAAGACTTTATCTTTTGGGATGATAAGTACGGGGCAAGCAGGCAGAGGTTGTTGGTACCAAAAGCACAAAGAGATATCGGTAAAGGTAGAGGCAATAATGATTTACCACGATATCTGGCCGAGCGGTTTACTAAAAACATGATTGAGGCACTAATTACCAGGGAGGCTGATAAAGCCTGGTTAGAAAAGAAAAAAGAATATCGCACCCTAGATGAAACTATCCAACACGCCGATCGGGTGCCAACCAGAACTAATGATCACAATCTCTGGGAGCATTGGTTTCCTCAAATTTGGCTAGGTGTAATTGAAAAGTATGGAGGTGAATCATTACCAGAACCAGCAGATCCATTCGTGCCAGACAGCGGCAGCCCAATGCAAGATGCAATGCGCAAATTATCATTAGCGGATAAACCCTATGAAGACATTAAAGAGCAGAATACTCAGTCAATTTGACGTGTTCATTCCTGAATCATCATCAAGTAAAGCCATTATCCAAGAGCTAGATAGGCGTGGCAAGATTGATAATAAGAAATTACTACAGCTTATTTTTGTGTTACTTGAAGCTATCGAGGCACTCGAGGAGAGAGTTTCTTACAAAAGCAATTCTAACACTAAAGAAAAGTAGTTTAATTGTGCTATAATTTAGGCTAGGATAAGATTACATCCACCCTCAACTTGGGTGGTTCTTTTGTACAATAAAGGCATATATGGCAGATACATCAGTCGAAATTACAGCTGGAAGTGGTATTAATGTTGATACTAGAACTGAAGACACTAACGGCAATCATCGTCAAGTTGTAGTCCTAGGTGATCCAGCAACAAACGCTGGTGTGGCTCCAGTTGATGCCACCGCAGGACTTAAGGTAGATTTAGGAGCGGATAACGATATTACGGGTACGGTTACTGCTAATCTCTCAGCGACCGATAACGCTGTTTTAGACGCTATAGCTGCCGACACTGGAACAATCGCTGGTGACACAACCTCCATTGATGGAAAACTTCCTGCTCTTGGTCAAGCTCTGGCAGCAGCGTCAATTCCGGTTATATTACCAGCAGCGACAGTCACAACTTTAACTCCACCAGCAGCTATTACAGGTTTTGCAACAGCGGCTAATCAATTACCTGATGGTCACGCTGTTACAATAGATAACGCTTCACTAGCTGTTACAGGAACTTTTTACCAAGCTACTCAACCAATCTCAGGCAGTGTTACAGCCGATCTAGGCGCTAACAATGATGTCACGGTAACTAACGCTACCGCAACTAATCTTAAGGCAGAAGTAGTAGGAACGGGTACTTTTGCTACTCAGGCTACTCTGGCAGCTGAAACAACCAAAGTTATTGGTACGGTTAATGTCGCAGCAGCGCAAACTATCGCAGCTACTCAATCAGGAACTTGGGACGAGGTAGGAATCAATGACTCAGGCAACTCAATAACAGTAGATAATGCCCAACTCTCGGTGGTAGGTTCTGGAACAGAAGCAACCGCAATGAGGGTTACTCTGGCCTCAGACTCTACGGGGGTGGTTTCAGTTGACGATAATGGTGGAGCTTTAACAGTAGATGGAACGGTGGCGGTCACTCAGGCTACTGGAACCAACCTTCATGCTGTTGTTGATTCGGGAACAATTACTACCGTATCAACAGTTACCGCAGTCACCTCTTTAACTAATGCTTTGCCAGCCGGAACTAATGCGATTGGAAAGCTAGCAGCCAATTCAGGTGTTGATATTGGCGACGTTACGCTGACTGCTGGTACGGCAGAAATCGGTTCTTTATTACCCCCTGATACAGATGTGACCGCCCACACTAACTACGCCCGAAAATACTATACCTCAACGGGTGCCGCTACCGACGGCATTATTTGGAGCCCAGCGGTAGGTAAACGCTGGCATGTGGTCTCTATGATCATTAATGTTAGTGCCGCCGCTACCGTTACTCTTGAGGATGATAAGGCGGGCGGTGATGATCCAGTTTGGAAAGCAGAACTAGCCGCTAATTCAGGTGTAGCAATCAATTTTAGTGAACAGTATCCGTTAGCTTCGGGAGAAGATGCGGCTGATCTAACTATTACTACATCGGGTGGTAATATTTATGTAACCGTAACTGGATATGAAATATAACGATATATAGGTATTTATGGCAACTTACGATTTTAGAGCATTAGTTATTGCTGGAGGTGGTGGTGGAGGAGGAGGAGAAACCTTTACTGGCGAAGCTGGAGGAGGAGGAGGAGCTGGAGGACATCAAGAGGATGCTTCTTTGACACTCACTGAAAGTACCTCATATACGATTACTGTTGGAGGAGGCGGTGCTGGCAATACTGGTGTATTAAATGGAGCGAATGGAAGCAACTCTTCAATAGGCGTAGCGTTGGTTTCAGTTGGGGGTGGTGGAGGCGGAGGATACGCTAGAAATGGAAGCAATGGTAGCTCTGGCGGTGGCGGTGGCGGTGATGTAACGTCTGGTGGTACGGGCACTGCTGGACAAGGTTCTAATGGTGGAGCCTGCAC